TATTTTTTTAAATTGTTAGCTATATTTGTGTCACTATATAATTGAGGCACGGTAATTATTTGTTCTAAGTTTGTTAATGCTTGACTAATTGTTCCTAAATCTTGTCCAAGAGTAGGATCTTTTTTTAGATCTTTTTTATTTGGTTTAGGTTGCTTGGCGCCACCAAATACAATATTATCAAATACCCATGCTTTGAGAGATGCTCTAGTTTCTTTGGAATCGTGTTTTGCAAACCAAGCCATCATGGCTTTATACTCAGGCATATTTAAAAAAGATCCTCCAGATTTAGCATCTACTTCTTGGACAAATTTAATTATCAATTCGAAGCTAGCGTTTTCCCAAGTCTTTTTTCCGCCTTCAGACCAATCAGTTAAATCTTCATTTTGTTCTGTTAAGAGTTGTAATATATTATTAACATTGGATTCGGTTAAATTCTTAACCCCAAATCTAAGCATATTTTCTGCTAAAATACTTTTCATTTATTTCCTATTAAGTTTCTTTTATATAAATATAACTGTTTACTAAAACCGATCTATTAGGATTTCTGCATTTTTTTTCTTATATTAATAATATAAAATTAAAAGTTATGATTAGATTTGGTTATGCATGTAACAACATGACATTAGGCAAGGCAGGTATTCGCACCGGCCGGACAATGATTCAACGCATCTTCGAAAAAGGTGGTATGCCTTTAGCAAGCGAGCGCAGTCTGCTTAACGCAGAAGATTTACTCCCTATACTCAAATGGAATTTAGCCCATGGCATTCGACTCTTTCGCATAGGCAGTGAAATGTTTCCTCGTTGGAATCATTACGAGATCAAGGACTTGCCTGACTATGATCGTATCTGTGAGGTGTTGCAAGAAGCTGGCGACTTTGCTCGCGAGCATGGTATTCGACTTACTACGCATCCTGGTCCTTTCCATATATTAGGTAGCCCCGATCCGGTTGTGGTTGACAATAGTATTCTCGGCCTCGAACGTCATAGCGAAATGTTTGATATGCTTGGCTATGCTCCTAGCTTCGACAACAAGATCAATATTCATATAGGTGCCGCTTACAATGATAAGCCGGCTACTATTGCACGATGGATCAAGAATTATTATAGACTATCAGAATCGTGTCGTGCTCGTCTTGTTATTGAGAATGACGACAAGGCATCTATGTATTCCGTTCGCGACTTATACGAGATGGTGCATTCTGCTACTGGTATTCCTATTACTTTTGACTATTGGCATCATACTTTCAATACCGGTGACTTATCTGAGGAGGAGGCATTCTTCATGGCTCGTGAAACTTGGCAGAAGCATGGTGTTACTCAATGCACTCATTACAGCGAGTCTCGCAGACGTGAGCAGCAACGAATTATAGAAGGCATTTGCGAGAAGCACAATATTGCTTGGGACGATCTCCCACAATGGCCTACCTTTGCTAAGGCATACAAAGAGTTCAGCAAGATCAAAGAGCAAGCTCATGCAGATTATATATTGACTACTCCTAATACTTATGGCGTAGACAGCCTGGATGTTGTGGTTGAAGCTAAGGCAAAAGAATTGGCTTTGCAAAATATCAATGTAGAGTGTTGTCAAACACCATTAATCCTAGACTAACATATTTATATTAAATAGTATTAATATTATAAAAAGGTCACAATGGCAGAATTTCGTTACAAAAACAAACTAACTGATGACATCGAAGATGCAAAGGAAATGGTTAGAACAACAGGCAAAATGCTAATGGAAGGTAAAATTGATAAAAAATCAGCAGTTGATAATTTAGCAAGAGCATTCCGTAAATTAGAATCAGCAAAGTATTATATCGACAGATCATAATGAAACGCTTTTTTCCATATGTTGTATTCTCAGCATCCATAGGTTTAGCCGGAACGGCTGCATATTACAGTGTATTTGGACTTAGCAAATTATTTTCAGCTCAAGCAACCGCGGTTATTATAATGGCTTCAATATTAGAAGTTAGCAAATTAATAACCGCTTCTTATCTACACCAACAATGGAAATCCGTATCCGTGCTTTTAAAGAGCTATCTGGTAACAGCTGTATTCATATTGATGTGTATCACTTCATTGGGTATATATGGCTTTTTAGTTTCTGCATATCAGGAAACAGCATATGAACTTGCAAATCAAGAATCTCAAATTTCAGTTTTACAATTAAAGAAACAAAGATATCAAACCGCGGCCGATGATATTAGAACTGAAAAGGAATCATTAAATAAAAATATTACAGAATTGACATCTGGATTATCTAATAACGTTATACAATATACTAATGCTGATGGGGAAGTTATAACAACAACTAGCTCAGCAACCAGAAGAGTATTAGAAAAACAATTAGATCAGACAATATCTAGAAGAGACACATTATACAGCCGAGAAATTGCATATTCTGACTCAGTTAGCAACTTAGATCAACAGGTGCTCAAAATACAAACTCAGAGCAAAGTTTCGGCCGAAGTAGGCCCTATTAAATATGTAGCACAACGTGTAAACCAACCAGTTGATAGTGTTGTGAATTGGTTTATACTACTTTTTATATTTGTATTTGACCCATTAGCAGTTATGTTATTAATTGCATCAAATCGATTATTTTCAACAAAAGACCCCCTGTCTGAGGTGATACCAGAAGTTGCAGAGGAGGAGAGTAAAGCCGAGCGGGTTAAAGCCCCAACTCCTCCAACTTCGCCAACTATAGACACACCAGAAGATTTATATCAAGAAAAACAAAAAGAAAAACAAAAACGAGTTATAAGATCAGAAATAAAATAAAAAAATGAAAAGAAACAAAGTTACAAAAAATAATGGTTATAAAAAATTACAGTGTAAATACTGTGATCGAATATGTCAAAGAGTTGATGTTAATGCTACTAAAGTTACATGTTGGAAATGCACTAGTGATCTAGTAAATGGCAAAGTATTGGAATTACGAAAATAATTTAATATTATAATAATATGTTAGAAGCAAATCAAATAAAAGAAAATTGGGAAAACTTTCGAGAAGAAATCGATTTACAGTTTCCTACAAGAGCCAAACAAATTCACAAAATGTATGATGACTTTGAAGAACGAATCGCAATGATGCCGGCGTCTTCGATAGCACATTATCATAACGCATTTGCAGGAGGTTACATAGACCATGTACTTCGTGTAATGAATTGCACTCATGAATTATATAACTTATGGAAGAAACTAGGTTCAGATATGTCAGGTTATACATTGGAAGAATTAATGTTTGCAGCAATGCATCATGACTTAGGCAAAATAGGATTTCCAGGAGATGGTAATGAAGTTTACCAAGTAGAGACTTCGGATTGGCACAGAAAGAATATGGGTCGAATGTATAAGCACAATGAAAATATTCCTTTCTCAATGGTACCGGATCTTTCTGTATGGCTTCTACAAAAATATGAAATACCAATGTCTTGGAACGAATATCAAGCTATTAAAATTCATGATGGAATGTATGATGAAGCTAATAAACCATATTTCGTTGCAAGAAGTGCTCAAGCTAAATTGAAAACCAATATGGCTGTTGTTTTACATCATGGTGATCATATGGCTGCTCAGATAGAGTATGAGCGATGGAAAAATCATAAAGCAGGAACTCCTACCAAAGTATCCGAAAAAAGCAAAGCAACTAAAAGCACAGCTATAAAAAACTTAGCAGAGAATAATCCAAATATAGGAAGTTCGATTGCGGATATTTTTAAGGATATATCATGATACCATTTATTATATTAAGTGTATTGTTTTTAGGAACAACTGCATATTTTGCTTATCGAGCTTTTGTATTAGCAGGAGTTTTAGCAGATCAAGAAGAATATTACGAAACCGTTTCACAAACAAATGAATATATGTTTATGAGAATTCGACAAACTCATGAAGCAATGCAACGCATTGATCGGTTAGGTGCATTTGAAAAAGATGATGAAACAGGATCTACTTTTGAATTATTAAAACAAGTAGTAGACGAACTAAAAGAGGAATTCGATGCCCCGGAAGAAAAAGAAGAGTAA